GGCATATACGTCAGGCGACAGCGGTCTCGTACAGGCAGTCGCTTGTTCGCCAGCTCGACGATATCTTCAAGGCTGTCGCAGCCCCACCGTTTCAGCATCGCACGGTCTAATACGCATGCCAACTCGTTCATGTGGATCTGCTCTACTTCGTGCCGGTGCCCAAACGAGAAACCTGACTCCGGCGGCATGGTAACTTTACCGTTACACGCATTGAAGACCTGCTGTATCGTTGCGTTTGCGCGCTGCTCGTACTTCTTATAGATACGTGCGCGCTTAAATGGCTTCGGCTCGATATTGCCGTCTTTCGCCTGCGCGACGAACCGCTCGTGATCTTGCTCCGTTAATCGTTTTGGCGCTGCACGCGGTGTAGTTGCCGCGCGGCGGCTGGATACTGGCGTTTCTTCCTCAGCACGATCCGCTAACGCCTTCTTTGCAAGCTCTTCGCGGATAGCCTTCCATATTGGGCAAGAATCCATGATGTCGTTGCGAGCAAAGTTCACCTTGATGGGTTTCTTTGTCACTACGTCACCGCCTACGCCATATCGATTACGATAGAACGACAGCACCTTCACGCCTTGATTATATACGCGCAGATCTTGGTTCTGCTTGAACCGAATGTCGGCAAACGGAAGCTCTAAGTCCCACGGGACCTTAGTGCAGTCAACTGCAAACGGTTTATCATTCAACGTGATCGGTATCGATACGTACTTACAGTTCGCTTTGATCTGTTCGACGATCTCGGCGAATTGTGTGTGCGAAAGCTCGTCGTATAGTTGAATTGTAATTGTGCATCCCGGGTGCGGATCGAGTCCGCTCTTCAGGTGGTAATCCAATCCATCGCGCTCGATATTGATGTTCATTTCGAACTCGCCAGAGCGCCAAATATTGTGGCCGAACGCGAACAGCTGTCCGCGGCCCATACGAAAACGTCCGAACGTCTTCGCTTCCCGGGCCTCGTGCGGTTTACCAAAAACCTCAAAGAAGTTCTCAATATCGTCACGAGACCGAAAGCCTTTACCGTTGTCACGGATGATCAGCGTGCGCCGCGTAAGCTCGAGCTCGCCCTTAGACGCGCCGGAATCGATGAAGTTCATGATTCCTTCGCTCGCGGCCTTCCATAGGCTACCTGCTTGACGCTTGATTACGTCAAGCAGTAGCTGGTGGTCCATCTTGAAACTACGTCGTTCCCTCGTCATTACTCCTCGCTATGGAAATTCTGCGCGGCGCACGTGTGTCGGCCGGTTCTTGTACGGCTGGCGGCGCCTCGTCATGTGTGTGAAAATGCGGGTGGCGATACAACGCTTGCTTTCCGCGGGTCGTTTCGATCTTGATGATATTACCCATCATGACCGGCGTGCCCTGCGAAGCGTCAAGCGTACGTAATGTTATGAGCTCGGGATCGTCGCCGCAGCTCAATGTGATATACCCCGTATCAGTGTCTCCCCACGCGCGGCCGGTCACCGTGTTGCCGTAATGAATACGAACACGTTTACACAGTGCCTTTTGCCGCTCGTAAGGAATTGCTAGCTCTTTTTCGAAAAACTGTATGACAGCAAGCGGGGTGTTCGGAGTGTATAGTTCCGGATTGTAGGACTCGCGCGGTGGTTCTGTATCCTGCACGAACCCGTCCACATAGCTGAACTCAAGAGGGGGAGAAGTCATAGATAGTGACATCCTCCGGCAATCCTGGAAAGCGCTGACCGAGCTTATCTACTGCTCTATTGTAGGTATCCGCAACGTCAAGCCTCGCCTGCCGGGATACTTCGTCCACCAGGATATTCAAATCTGCGCGATCGCGTGACACGTGATGGAACGTCATGGCGTAGCCGCGCTTTCGATACTCATCGAACGCCGCCCACAACTCTTGATGCGAGCGCCGCGATGCGGGCCTGTTACCGGCCGTCGCAACGATCTGCGAGTCAGTGACAATGTGAATCTGCATCTGCTGACTCACGGACTTAAGCTCGCGCCACCTATGCCGGCCCGGCCCGTCGCGTCCAGTGTACCAGGACAGCGCGTGCAGATACGGAAACAATTCGCCGAGAGTCACCGTGCCGGTGTTCATGGCGCCGTAGAATAGCTTTCTGGCTCCACTGTACTTGTCAATAAGTACGGCGGCCCAGCCAGCTCCCATTTTCCAACCCTGGCCCGAACCGTCGCCGACGATCAGGGCATCCCAGTCGGTAATTTTCAGATGTGTAAGAAGGGCACTAACGGTCGAAAGACCGCTGATTGGTTTCTTACCCCTCTTCTTCGTGGCCGTGTTGGTCGGCTGTTTGCTCATCTTCTCCTTGTTGTATGTCGGCCGCGACTTGTTGAGCGTGCGCAAAATGCGAACTCACGCCGGAACCGATCACTTGTTGTAACTTACCTGTCTGTATGCCGAGGCGGCAAAGCAACGACGTATTGTTCAGGTCACCAAGCACAATACAGGCCGGCGGGTCGCCGATCTCTTGTGCATAAACTACAGCGACGGCCATGCCGTCGACCTCTGGGTGATTCTTGAAGATAGGCTCCAATGCAGCCTGCACAGCTTCATTCACTTCTTCGTAGAATTTCTTACGTTCTGGCATCGTGGTCCTCGCAATATTGATCAGCTGATCAAGATTTGTCGTACGGCGGATCTGCCACGTCGCGCGTCTCTGACAACACGTCCAGGCTCGATATTGGTAGTCGCTCAGCCAGCTGCTGTGCTTGCTGGGCTGTGTCCGCCTCTACGTTAACTTCCGCGTCCATGGTTATGGTAACCGGTATTGTAAATTCAGGCATCGACTTCTGGATCTCCTTCGATTCCTAGCGCAGTCACCGCTGCGCCAATTAGTAGTGATAAACGTGTGGCCGCGAGCGCGTAGACTGGGATGAACAGTACTACGTCCCACGGCGCAGTGAGCCAAAGTAAACGTGGGAGGTAGAAGATGGTTATGAGCCAAAATGACACATGGTACGTCACGCAGACGCGGCAGGTCAGCAACTTGGACCAGAACCAGCGCCAACGATCGCCGAGTGTCGGCCAACTGAAGCTGGATTCGATCTCCGCCCGCGGCTCTCCCCAGGCAAGCAAACTGTCGCGCCACCCCTCAAACAAGCCGTCTTTCATCATCCAAGCATTGACGAGGGCGCCTGACGCCAAAAACAGCATCACAAAGTCATAAATCGGCATCAAATCTATCTCCGAGTACATCGACGTTGTCGATCTTTATCGGCCTGCGCATAGCCCTTGCCCTGATGGAACAATCCGTAGATAATTGCTCCTACGATTATCAGTGGCAAAAAGAAATCAAGACCACCGAGGATTTTTCCACAGATGATCGCGATTATGAGCAGACCTATCGAAAGCTGGAGCCATTCACTAAACATCTAGCCGCTTTCTTCAGGTCCAAGGTGCCAAGGATCGTTTTGAGTCGACGACCTGTCCGGCGGTGGAAACCCGTCCGTCATCCCTAAAGCCACCGGAAGCGGCCTGTCGACGGGATAGGAGTGGACTGGGTTGTCGCCGGGGCAAATCGTTGCAGTAGGCCGCCTGTGTGTGGGCCTAATACCTGCGCGCTCAAGAAATAACCTTGCATTCTTAGTGACTGTCATAGCAGCCCCTCCTACAGGCTGGAGATTATAGGCCTTCGCAGTTTTGCATAGCCTTTGCTATCATTTGAGACAGCTGCTCAGCAAAAGTAGCATATAACTTGCTACCAAGATGAGCCAAAAGCGCTTGGTACGTGCCCAAGCGCCACTGAAGAAGTCTTCGACCATTTCGAACTTCTCCAGGTCATTGTCAACTTTTTCGTCAGGATTTGCCATGGATGATAGTCCGGTTTTTGCGGAACCAGCCGCGCTAGAGTCGACATTAGCAACACTGTGTGCCGGCGAAACTGCCGAATCTAATGCTGCTGATCGTGTAGCTGCGTATCGCAAACTGTTGCAGACGGGAGCCTTCGATACGATGGCGCATGCGCTTCCGCTCATGCTCACACTGAAGGGAACGCCGTATGCGCTAGACAACCACTTCCCGTTTGAAGAGTTGTTTCGCTTCAAAATGCCATCTGCCCTAGTTTACAAGACAGGGCGGCAAGTGTCCAAGAGCACATCACTTGCAGCGCACGGCGTAGTGTCGTCTGCGGCTATTCAGAACCTGACGACACTCTACGTAATGCCGCTATTCGAACAGGTTCGGCGTTTCTCCACGATGTTCGTGCAGCCGTTCATTGACCAGTCGCCTGTCAAGCGCCTGTGGACTGGGACTGACACCGTCAACTCTGTACTACACAGAAGTTTCCGCAGCCAGTCCAAAATGTTGTTTTCTTTTGCCTTCCTGAACGCCGACCGTATCCGGGGTATCTCCGCGGACAAGATGGCGATCGATGAAGTGCAGGATATGAATCATGAGCATATCCCCATCATTCGCGAGACGCTCTCAGCATCGAAATGGGGGCTCCGGCAGTTCACCGGAACTCCGAAGACGCTTGATAACACGCTCGAACAATTGTGGGAGGAAAGCTCACAAGCCGAGTGGTTTGTGCCGTGCGCGCACTGCACGACGAACGGGTTCCCTACGTGGAATATCCCGACAATCGACTATCATCTGGAAAAGATGATCGGGCCGTACCATTCCGACATATCGGAGAAGCACCCTGCAACGATCTGCTTCAAGTGCCGCAAGCCGATAAGTCCGCGGCTGGGTCGCTGGGTCCATCGGTATCCTGAAAAGGTATGGAACCAGGCCGGCTACCATGTACCACAGATCATCATGCCGCTGCACTACGCCAAGCCAGATAAGTGGGCCGAGTTGCTCGCCAAAATGGCCGGTAAGGGTAATACGACGGTAAACATGTTCTTCAACGAGGTACTGGGAGAATCCTACGATACAGCGTCAAAGCTCGTTACCTTGACAGAGCTCGACAAGGTTTCGAACCTCGGCGTCAACTCGCTTGCAAAAGCAAAAGCGCGACGTAGCCTGTACCGCATGACATGCCTTGCCGTCGACTGGGGCGGTGGCGGCGAGCAAAAGGTCAGTTTCACCACGGCCGCCTATCTCGGTGTGCGTCACGACGGCGTAATCGAGGTCATCTACGGTAAGCGTCTGCTGACGCCTCACGACCACCTGCGCGAGGCTCGTGAAATCAAACATATGTGGGATACGCTTCGCCCGACTGTGCTTGCACACGACTATACCGGCGCAGGCACGCTACGTGAAACGTTTCTCGTACAAGCCGGGATCCCTACGCGCAACATCATGCCGTGTCAGTACGTACGGTCTGCGTCCCAGCAGCCTTGCTACCACGTCGCGCCGACGCCGCAACACCCGCGTTCGCACTATCGCGTAGACAAGAGCCGGACGTTGTTGCTATCATGCGCTATGATCAAGTGCCAACGGTTGAAGTTCTTCAATGCGGACTTCAACAGCCCAGAAGATCCGGGGCTGATTCGCGATTTCCTGGCACTGATCGAAGACAAGATTACGACAATGGGTGCAGGAGAGATCTACCGCATTACGCGACAGGCTGGGTTTACAGACGACTTCGCACAAGCGGTCAACCTTGGTTGTGTAGCAGTGTGGTATCGGACGCGAAACTGGCCAAACTTAGCAGAAATAGCCGATTACGCCATTACCGACGAGCAGCTACGCGCTGCGTCGCCACAACAAGACTCCGACTGGGATGACGAGGTGTTCGATGAGTAAGATCATTTGTATCGGGCTGCCGAAAACAGGTACGAAATCGCTAACCTTGGCGCTTCGCGCCCTCGGCTTCAACACGCAGCACAATCCGCACTACATTCGCCGAAGCCTACAGCTTGAGCGCGCAGAAGCTTGGGATGTACCTACAGCACCGTTTACCGCTGGCGTTGACGCCGTTACCAATGTGCTCGAATGGGATTTCCCACGCTACGATAAGTATTATCCAGGCGCCAAGTTCATATGCACTACGCGCGACTTTGAGGGCTGGCTCACGTCGTGCCATCGGCATTTCGCCGCTCCGCCCAAGAATACTGCAATGAGTATAGTCCGCTGTAGCGTGCTCGGCAGCGACACGTTCAACTGCAATAGATTTACAACCACGTATATAGCACATGCGCAGCACGTGGCCAGTTATTTCGCGGATCGGCCAGCTGATTTGTTAACACTGCCGCTGTGCAATCAAGCCGCTTATGCGAATTGGCGCGCGTTGACAGCGTTCCTGGGTGTGGAATATGACCTTACGCAACCGTTCCCGGCAGTAAAGGCGCCCTTCTAGCTACGCAAGCCCTTCCACATACCTACGAGCCGTATCGCAGTGTGTGCAGATACTGCATCAGTATCTTCGGCATACGCCAACCGTGCCGGCCGCCGACCGCCCGTAATCGACAGCAGCTTCGGCAAACCGATCGGGTCTAGTGGGTGTTGTCCCTCGCGCGTATGCGGTTGCATGTACGGTACGGATATTATCACGGCGACGCTTGCTGCGCGCAGTAGCTTCTCTGTAAAGCCACGCGCTTCCGCGATAGTATTTAGATGCTCTATTGTTTGTAGGCACGTGAGCACTGACGCAGTCTCATCGGAATCGAACCAGTCTGCCTGGACGTAGCGCACGCCAGCGCACGGCGTCGTGATTTCTTGTTTATCCAGTGCTATACGCTCGTCGAACCGGCCCCACTGCGCGACTGGCGTGCTATAGCTGCCGACGTCTAGAATAGTGTCTAACGCGTGTGCGCTTGTGAGCTCGTCTAGCCATTGCCTTACGATCTTGTAGTACTGAAAGTCTTTGCGCGCCTGCCAGTATTCAGCTTCAGATTTCATAGGTAGCTCCCGCCTATTCATACTCGTTCAGCCGCCAGCGTGACTTGATCGGGCGCGACCGCTCTTTTGCTGCAGGCTGAATATTGCTACGCCGGCCCCACGCAATCGCCATAAATGGTAGCATTACTGGCACGTTGAACTTCGAATAGATGGAACGGCAAAAGATTCTGTCGATCGCCGTCGGGTTCCGTTTGATCTTCTTCAGTATGATCTCGGCCATCGCTGGTGCCACAAAGTATGCGAAAGTACCGTATGACGTACGCTCGGCCCAGTAGTAACCCTTTTTGCGCTGCAGGTTCTTCCAGTTGTCCTGTCCGGACCCAAGTAATCCCATTTTATGTTTGAGGAAAAGCTCCGTTGGCAGCTCCTTCAACCCTTTACGGAATTGTACATCATCTTCGAAGATGTACGCCGGCTCGCCAGTACTGATGACGTCTTCCATGATACCTTTGTGCGCCAGCAAACAGCCGACTTCGCCCAGATTGACGCAGCCTTTGATCAGTTTCTTCGCACCTACGCCGTCTACAAGTACAGGCGTCAGCCCGAACGACGCGATCTTTGCTTCAAGACGCGGCCATCGCTCGGC